TTTTGGACTTTTTGCTCAGCTCCTTTTTCAATCTTTTATCTTTCTTCATAAAATTTTTTGAAAATTTTGATATAATAGATAAAAAAATGAAGAAGGTGAAAAAATGGCGAAATTTAAAGATATAATATCTCAACCTTTAGTGAAAGTATCTAAAAATATAGGTCAAGTAACTGAAGAAATGGAGAAATCACAAAAGCAAATAGAGAAATGGAAAGATAATAGTATAAAAGCAATGGACAAGGTAATTAAGAAAACTGCTAAAGCTGGTGTAGTTATGGCTAAAACAGCTCTATTTGATATTG